TCGAGAACTTGGCCTGATGGATGATCGCTTTGTCTTCGCTTGAGATGTGTGCAACTCCGGCCTTGCCGTCAACCAGTTCGATGGTCACTGTTCAACCTCCTTCAACCATGCTTCAAACGAAGCGTCATCCTTCTGCATGAACGTCATGAAAGACGTATTGCATTTGGAGCACAATTCGTAAATGTCGGGCGTCACGTCATCCGCGATGCGGGTCGCCTTGCCAGCCGAATAGCGGCGCACGGTGAACCATTCACGCGCCTCTGTATCGCCAGCGGCGACATAGGCGGTCTTGCCGCACTTGTCGCACACGTATTTCGAGTAACCGTCAGACTTCACTATTCAATCCTTTCAAAAGTGAAACAGCCAAGCGAAGGCAACTGTCTCCACGTGCCGCCGAAATCAACGGAAGGGTCGATACCGGTCGTGTTCATCACCACATAGCCGATTGGGAACACGGCCTTCCCGGAAACGCCGTCGCCGACGTGGGCGCTGATGACACCGTCCACGCTTACGATCGAGGAACCGTCCACCCTTACGCCACCAAGCACGTCCGTGGACGCCTTCGGCAGCGCGTAGGCGTTCGCGCCCCGTTCGACCGAAGCGAGCTTCGACCGCTCGCCATCGGTCATCATGCCCGACTTGGCATTGTCGGCCACGGTCTTGGCCGCATCGGCGACGTTCTTCGCATCCTCGGCGGTCTGATTCGCCTTGCCGATCTGCGCCGCGAAACCGGAAGCCGTCTTGTTCGCTGACTCGGCGACCTGCCTGACGGATTCCAAATCTTCGGAAGCGACCTCCGCGTTGATCGTGCTGCCTGAAATTGATAGGCCACGGCCAGCCGTCAAAGACACGCCACCGCCAGCCGAACCACCGGAAGACGAAGAGGAAGAGGAAGAGGAAGAGGAAGAGGAACTCGTGTAATTCGAATATTCCGTCTTCGAAGAAGCAGCGTCGCCAACCTCATACGATACGGACAGCAAGCCGCCAGACAGTTTCACGATCTTCTTCAACACGACGGCAGTAACCGTCAGACCAGTCACATGATCGCAGCCCGCGACCCTATCGCCCACATCCAAAGACAAGCCGTCATGCACGGTCACATCGACAGCGCCAGCGCCCTGCAAATCCTGCAACTGCTTCTTCGTCTGCTTGTCCAACTCGTCCTTCTCGGCGGACGAATAATCATAGACTGCGGCGATTTCATCACGACCACCGAACGTGCGCGTACTGGACACCTTGCCGGAACCATCCGCATAATAGTGGACGACAAGACGATTCCTCAAATCACCCTTGCCCAAGCCGATCATATGGTTGATGCGACGGTAATCCTTCGTGATGGAAAAATCAACCAGATCGGAATCGACCGTATCATCATGGGCGACAATCGGCTGGGCATACATCCATACCGTGCCGTCAACCTCCTGAAACATGAGTTTCAGATCATTCGCCGCCAGCATCCTGCGGATGCCATCATACGCGGTGCAATACCTGTCGAACTGGAACGTTGGAATCGTCTTCGTGGAATCAGCGCGAACCTTGAACACGTCAGACAAGCCAATACGGGCCAACAGGTTCGACAACACCTGATTCACGGGGCCGGACACCTTCAGATAATCCTGCCCCGAATCCGGCTGCAACACCTTACCGGCCAACATGCCATGCCAACTCCGACCGGAATACGTGACCACACTCACGCCATCCGACAGTTCATCCTTCATATGATCGACGATGCCGCCAACCTCGGTCCCGTCAACATAGACAAGACCACGGTCAGGCAACACGGTACCGTCATACAACGTCAGTTCGAAATCATTCTCACCCGACCCCCACGCGCAGTCAAACAAGCAATCCGAAACCGCATGGAACGGCACGCCATTCTCGTCAGCGCAAATCAAATCAACCAAGTCGGGTCCCCATTCTCCTCGACGACCGTAAGATCAAAACCGAAACCGGAACCCAACTCAACCACGCTCGAACCAGCCGGAATAGGTTGGAAAACATACTGTCCACGATTCAAACCGGAACCGCGCACACCCCACGAAAACACACTCCGCAGAGAACCATCCGCACCATGCAGCATGATCGACTTCTTCAACGAATCAACCGCCACGTAAGCGCCAGCGGGAACATCACCATTCAACCGGTACACGTTCCCGCCAATCGTCAACGACGGATTCGAAACAGCCCCATATATGACCAGACGAAACGGCATCGGAACACGCATACGATTAGACACCATGCATGACGGACGCGAAACAGCCAGATCATAACCCATGTCGGTCGGCAAATCCAAGCCAGACAACGCAGACCCGGAAACAGGCTGATACGACACAGTACCGGCATCATGACGCCACACGCCATCCAACAAGACGAACGAAAGCGCGCACACCGGGTCGGAGGAACCAGGATGCGAGGAAGCTTCGGACTTCACCGCATAACACGATTGAGTCCAAACCTCCCCCGCACCATTCACCGCCTCCAACCGTCCCGGCTTGCCTACGGCCAGATCAGCGTCAACAGCCCGCATGAACGAGTCGAACGCAGCCGCATCACCATAATGCACGTCAACGGAAATCTCCCGACGTTTCCTCGAAACGCCAGTCAACCCGCCGTTACGCACCGTGTAATCCCATTCACGGCCACGCAACTCCAACGCGCCCTCGAAATCAACGGTCTCATAATCCGACACGTCGAACCGTCTACCGGTCAGACCACTCACATACGCAAGCTCACCTGCCACGGCTGGCCTCCAATACATCACGGACGAAATCACGCTTGCTCGGCCAAGGACTGCTGTTACGGCTGATCTCACCGCCGATACCGTCACGGAAGCCCGCAACCTCACGACGTAGCTCGTTCACGGCGGACACAAGTTCACGACTCGAATCAGGAACCTGAACGTTGACCTCATACAAGCCGGACATCATCTTCTCCACACGCCCGCCAGCCGCATAAGCATTACGACTCATATCAACCGCACTACGCGCATACGACGTGCGGGCCTGAGATACCGCCCTGTCCAGATCACCGGTCGCGTTCAACACGTTCAGGAAATTCGGGCCGACAGTGCGGTCAAGCTTGCTCGCGGAAGCAGCCCTGATAACATGCTCACCGTTCGACAGCCACATGGGAATCGAATCAGACGTGCCAGTACCCGGACCGCTGATACGACCACCAGTAGCCTTATGGCCAGCATTCGCAATACCCCTAGCAACAACAGACGCATCAAGCGTCACACTCTTGCTTTGAATGCTGTTCCACTGCCCAGCGAGACCTGCAACAGCATCATATCCGGTCGTGGAAGCGTCAAGACGACTTCCCCACCATGTAGGCACGGAGACAATCTGGTTTTTCGCATCAACCGCCACAGCAGACGTATTGCCAATACCAGCGAAAAGCGTAGGCCAATTACGAGGCACGTTCTCAATATTGCCCTTCGCTATCTGCGCTATAACACTAGCCCTATCAACAGCGTCGATCAGCGTTGGAGCACCCTGACGGACACTGTTCACCGAAAACTGCGCGCTAGCGACACCGCCCTGCGTATTATCAGCTGCCGTAATAGGAACATCCACAGGCGTCTGCTCGACGGCATGCAGATTATTCTTCGCACTATCAACACCGGATTGCGTCTTATCCAAAGCATCGATGAGAATCTGAATCTGAGCGTCGGTCAGCCCACTGGCACGAAGCTTCTGCTTGACGGCATCCAACTTCGGGCCAGCCTCATCCTTGGCGAGAATATTGATCTCAGCCTTAGTCAGACCGAACCCCTTAGCCAAAGCCGTAGCATTCTTGATCTTATCCGAAGCGTTATCCTGAGCGTCAAGAAGAATCATCAAATCCTTCTTGCTCGCACCGCCCATGAGCGCCTTCACGGCACCGGACAACTGGTCGAAACTCGTTATATCACCCTGTTGGACGAGATCAAGAATGATTTCCTTCTGACCTTTGGTCAACTCAAGCTGGTCGATATAATCCTGAACCTGAGCCTTCACCGAATCCATGTTCGTCAGATCGAACTTCGTGGACACGTTATCGGGAATAAGACCCATCTGGTCGGCGAGCGCGGCGGCGGCTTCGGCTGACATGCCGCATTGTTCGGCCATCTGAATGATTTCCTGACGGGCGGAATAGACGGCGTTCTTGGCTTTCTGGTTCGCTTCGGCGCTGCCGTTGCCCGCGTAGATGATGTTCTTCGCGGCCAGTAAAGCGCTGTTCGCGTAATCGGCCATCATCTTGCGGTTGGCCTGAGCGTTTTTGCTGTTGCCTTCCAGTTCGTAGTTGTTGGCTGCGAGGGATTCGGACAGCAGGTTGAGCTTGTCGGAGGCTAATGCCGAAACGTTGGCGACGCTATCGGCGCTGCCAATCCAATCGGACGCCACTTTCATGCCTTTTACCCATTCGGTGTGGGAGTCCTCAAGCACGCCGAGCAGACGTTCGGCGGCTTCGGCCTGCTGTTCGTTGGCGTTCACCATCTGGCCGTTCGCGCCCATGACCCACTGCTGGTCGTTCTTGATGTCCTCAAGCTTCTTATGCATCTTGTCATAGGCGTCGTTCGTTCCGGTCGCGGCGGAATTCAATTGTTTGACGCTGATGCCGAGAGCGTCAGCCGCCTTGGACGAATCCTTGAACGGGCTGACCCACTTCGTGATGCCGCTAAGACCCTTCTCGATGGCATTGCCACTAGGAAGATTCCAACCGTAATCATTGTCGGTCCAATTCTTCGAAACGGTCTTCTTGGCTTTGGAAACAGCCGTGGAAGCGTCCGCCGCACCGCTTTGAACGTTCTTGAACGAGTCGGCGACGGTCCGGTTCACCGTCTGCGTGTGCGCGGCGGCATCATTGTACGAGCTGATCGCACTGCCCGCCAGGCTCAACGCCGTGGTCACGCCGCCAATGGCGATGCCGACAGGCCCGCCAAGGAAATCGACCACGCCACTCAAGGCGGTCTTCAGCAAACCAGTCTTACGTGCGGCGCCTTCAGCCGCCTCGCCGACACCGCGAACCAAGCCGGTGGAACCAGCGCCAGCGGCAACGCCAGTGACAGTGGAACCAGCCGCCTGCGCACGATTCATGCGATTCAGCTTCGCAGTGGTCTCGTCGGCTGCGGCACCCATCTGGCGGATATTCGAAACCTCACCGGTCAGCACGCCAGCAGTCTGACCGGACTTCAAACGAGCCATAGCCCGAACCAGCTCGCTCATACTGATCGCAGTCTCCTGCGAGGTGATGCCCAACTGGCTCAAAGTCTTCCGATACTGCAACGTGGATTCGATGTTCTGCAACATGCCACGCTTCAACGAATTGTAAGCGCCGATGCCAGCCTTGCCGAACGTCGCATACATGCCGACCATCGCCTGAACGGGCGCAGGCAGCTTGCCGAAAGCCTGGGCCATGGTGGAAGCGCCATCGGCCAACACCTTGATTGTCGGAGCCGCCGACTTCAACGTGTTCCCCAACGTTCCACCGAACGTGTCGGACAATTCGCCGCCCATCGACAGCAGACTATCGAACATCGGAGCTGCGGAATCAACGGCACGGAACACCTTCTGGAATCCCTCGGACACGCCGTTGCTGAAATCCGTGATACCGGTCTTCGACTTGCCAAGCATGCTGCTTATCGAGCCGATGCCGGTGGACACCATGGAACCGGAGTCAACGAACACCTGCTTCGTCGTGTCCCGCAGCTCATAAGCCGCGTCGCCAACCTCGCTGAACGAATCATGGAACTTGCCCGAAGCCTGCTTCGCCCCGTCAGCCCACGCGGACAACGTGGCTTGGAACTTCACGCCGTTCACGGCCCTGTCAGCACGGCTCAAAGCGTCGGAGAACTTCTCGATGCCATTCTCACCCTCGGCCAACGTGCCGAACGTGCCCTTGAGGATACCGCCAACCGACTTGACGCTCGACATGAGATAGCCACCCTGCTCGATGGCCTTCTCCATAGCCTGATTGACCTTGTCGGTACGCTCCGCCTCATCGACCCACTGCGCCATCAGCGTCGCGTTACGGCTCACATAGTTAGCCATGCGCGGCAGATACGAGCTGGTCCTATCGCCAAGCCTCACAACGGAAGCGGTGACAGCCTGAACGCCAGGGTCAAGCGCGTCCACTCCCTTGACCGTATTGCCAAGAATCGAATTGATACGATCCACATACGGTTCCTGCGCGACGACACGCGCCGCATTGGCGACGATACGCCCCTCAGCGTCAGCCACGCCGTTCATGTTCTCGACGTACTTGCTGTCCCCGAGCGCGTTCATCATATCGGTGACGGGAGTCGCGGCCTGCTTCCAGAACGTGTCAGCAAGCTCGTCATGCAATCCACCAAGCTTCGTGGTGGACACATCCACATATGCGCCAAACTTGTTCGCAGCCGCATACGCGACCTCATAGCCCGCGGCCAACCCGAGCAAAGCGCCCGGAGCGGCCAAAGCCGCCTTGCCCATCATCACCAGAGAAGCGCCGGCACTGCCAGCCGTGCGGGACAAGTTCAACGCGCCAGCGCCAACAGACGCGAACACCGCACCCAGCAGACTCCACTTCGGCACGACCTCATCGAATTTGTCGAACACGTTAACGAGCTTCTGCCACTCGTTCTGCACGCCACGGACACCCGTAGCGCCAGCGGTCATGCCCTTCATGATCTTGCCGAGATCGGTGCCCTTGAACTCCGCGAAAATATCAACCGTGCGCGGTCTCGTGAAGTAAGCGAGATGGGCACGTGCGGCGGCGGTCTCCAAATCCACGTCCATGTTGAACGTGTCATTGGCCTTCTGGAAATCCTTGATACGCTTCTCGGCACGCTTCATATCCAAATCAAGATCAGCCTCAAGCTCGACCTTGCGATCTGGATTGCGTCTCACCTCTTCGGCGACCTGCCGGGCACGCTCAATCAGGTTCTCATTGTCAACGACAATATCAGCAGGAATACGAATACGCCCATGCTGAAGCCTCCGCAGACGCTCTTCAAGCGCATCAGCCGTATCGGTCCAGAAATCAACACGAATCCTAAGCTCGTTCTCACGTTCGAGCTTCTTCGTCAACTCGCCTACCTGATGTGTGACGTTCGCAAACTTGCGGTTGAACCGACTATCATCCAACACGAGTCTCGTCTTGATCGGATTGGATTCGATCTGCTTGCGGAGCCTGTTGACGGCGGCGAGCTGGTCGTTCAACTGCTTGTTGACTTCCGAATACCTGCCGTACTTGTTCACGCCACGCAAGGCCTTCTGCAAGCCGGCCAACCGTTGCTCCTGCTCGTCAAGCAGACGGTTCGCCTCTTTCACGCCCTTGCCGTACGTGTTCATCACGTTGGAAGCGGTCTTCAGATTCCGCGCATACCGTGCCGTGCCCTCCAACAGATTCCCCTGCCATTCGGCACCGTCACGCCACGAATCGTTCAGCCGCTCCTGTTCTTTGCGAGCGGCACGTTCCGCATTGAGCTGACGGTTCAGATCCTTGCCGAAGAAGCTCACGCCGGAAAGAACGTTCGTCTTGCCCATGTCGGAGGATTTGAAGAACCCGCTACGGGCCACGCTGCCGAAAGTCTTACGCACGGACTTCGTATGCGAATCCAATTCAACAAGCTGCTTGTCCAAATCGTGAATCCACTTCGCGACACTATCGGACTTCAACCTGTCCTGCTGTCTGGCGAGCCTGTTCGTCTCGTTCGTGACCTCGCGCATGTTGCGTGCGGTCACACGGTATTCGGCGCGAAGCTCACGAAGTCTGACGGTCTGCGCCTTCGCCTCATCGCGGCGTCCACCGTCACGAAGCGAATCACGATACGAAGCAACCTTGGAAATCTCGGAACCCAACTCGTCGTAACGCTTCTGCAAAGCGTCCAACGTGCTCATGTTGCCAAGAATCTGCCTGTTCAGCTGGTTCCACTCGTCGCCACGCATCGAAACAAGCTCGTCACGGTCGGCGCGAACCCTGCGCATCCTCTCTTCGGACCGGTCAAGAAGAAGCATCTGCTCCTTCAAACGGCTCGTCTCCGTCTTCCCGAACACGCCAAGATTCTTGGTGAACACGTCGCCGACGTTCTTCTGGACCTTACGCAACTGTTCGACACGGCCGATCGCCATATCCAGACCCTTAACGATGCCACTGCCGTCGAAAACAGGTTTGACGGGCTTCTCATACCGTTTACGCAACCGTTCATCCTGCTTCGACAGTTCACGCAAGCCGGACATGTCAACGTCATACGAGACATTGACGCGAGCGTCACGCCCATTCCACTTCTCATACGTGCGCGAAGCGGCCATGTCATCCGGGTCGAACTCAACCGGAACCTTCAGACCACGAAGATCATGCAGCTTCGCCTTGAGTTCGGCGAAAAACCGGTCGGTAAGAGGAACGACATCAATGCCAACCTCGCCAGCGGAAAAAGCAGGACGCTCCATACGCGCACACTCCTAAAAGAAACGCCCACGAATCCAAGGGGAAGAAAGAGGAAAAAGACCCCTCGGGAACATGGGCAAAAACAAAAAACCGGCAGAATCAGCCGCCGAAGCAACTACGAACCCGAGCCATGTAATCGGCCAGACTCGTCACATGCGAACCATCCACACGGTCAGCATCGTGCGACACGGCGTCAACGCCGGGCGGAAGAATCGGCTCAAATCCAACCTTCTTCCCACTCCAATGGGAAACAGCCAGCGAACGCAACGAATCCAACGTGTTCTGCAATTGCAGCAACAGCATTTCGGACTGGCTGAATCCAAGCCACCCCAACTGCAACCGTTCGGAACTGCCGGAACCGCCACCGGCACCATCATGCTCCAACAGCCACGCACGCCACTGCGAATCGGGAATAGCCTCCAAACCATCCAACAAGTCGCAAAGAAAATTCGGATCATACGCATGAACGTCAGCCGGAAGATTCAACCGGTAGAAACGACGAAAATCGGAGACAACCCCTACTCGGCAGTCCGAGACTGCTTTTTCGAGGCGCTTGATTTTCCCAAACGCTCCACATAGAAGCGCGTGAGAGCCGCGAACATGTTCAACAGGTCAAACAGGCCACGACCCTTCGTCCACTCCGTATAAGCGTCAGCATCAACGGCAAGCCCCTTATAGAAAGAGTCAGCGATCTCCACGTATTCGGCAACGGTAACGGCAGCCGCATCATCCGACACGGTTTTCTTCGCCTTGCCGCCAAACACGCCACCGTCACGCATGACAAGCAGTCGCTCGTTCAAACGACGTTCGACCACGGCGAACAATGCCGTCTGAGACGGCGAGAAAGATTCCGCCTGCACCATTTCCGGCAATCCGGCCATCACATCATCGTAACCGGCCAGACCATCCCAATCAGTCGGAAAGACATTCTCTTCAACATCGTTTTCAGCCATACAAAACTCCAATCTGCGAAAAAGCCAACACCCGTCTGCGGTAAAAAAGAAAATCCCCTGATGGGCGACAGACAGGAGAAGAACACCCGTCAGGGGAAGAATCAAAAACCCTCAGACTCACGCGGCCTTGGCGAAATCGTCAGGATCATAGAAAGCGATGCTGGAAGCCTTGCCGCTCTTGGTCTTCGGAAGAACAGTGGAAGTCATGATGTTGCCTTCCAGCTTGAACGTGTTGAAATCATCCTGAGCCAAGGACGGAAGCTCGCTATAGGCGAGGCTCATGTTCGGAATCCAAATGCCGAACTTCTCACCGGTGTTCGTGTCCTCGACGTAGATGAACAGCGCCTTCAGCTGCTCGACCTTGTCCAAGGCGACTGCGGTGCCGCCACCGGTGATTTCGGCAGCGTCGAACATCAGTTTGAACGTTTCCTTGTCGCCCTGGACGCTGGAAATCGTGACCTTGCCGGTGACGGAATCGTAAGTGGTACGGAACTTGCTCTTGTTCCAAGTATCCTTGGTTGTCGCGTCGCCGCCGCTCGTATCGAAAGACGGCAGGTCTGACGCGCTCAAATTACCCATGTTCGTATACTTCTTGGTGGTCTCGCCAACGGTCGCCACCTCCAAACCAAACAGTTTCAGACTCGGCAAAGCAGTATTGGCCTCGGCAAGAAACGCGGCACCGCGAACACTGGTAAACACAGATTTATCATTGATAGCCATATGAATGGCCCTCCTTAACAAGAAAGCCCCATCCGCAAGCGGACAGGGCTTTAAAATCAGAATCTTTGGATTATTTGGAAAATCAGCGGACGGAACCCGCCTGCACCAGCTTCGTGCAGGAACGCACGACAGCGGTCTTCGTAGTCACCACATCGCCAATGGCGACCTGCTCGAACGCCGGATTGTCGGGAATCGCACCCACGTGGCCAAACTCGGTAGGCTCGCCATAAGGCCAACGTGAAATCGTCTCATGCAGAAACGAACACAGGCTGAAACTAATGTCAGGATCACGGTTCACCACGGTCAACGACAACGCGAACCGCCAAACCCACGCCTTCACATTCCAATCCGGCTGGAACGGAGCGCCACAATGCCAGATCACCACATCATGGTCCAACGCATACGAATCCGTATCCGCGACAGCACGCGGCAACACCACGACGTTATCGAAACCGGCCTTACGGAAATCGACACGCTTGAACAGCGCATCGACCAACCCTTCGGCATCCAACGGGGCACGCACGCTCAGATCAGCCATACTTGGCCTCGCTCATCACATACATGCCCGGCAGGTGACGTTGCGCACGCAGATTGAAATACCCATACTCCAAATAGGATGCGATCTGCGAGCCGTCACGGCCGGTCACGCTCATGACCACGCTCGTATGCGAGCCGCGAGCGTGAACGTTAATGTTGATACGGTCGGCGACGCTCGAATGCTTCGCCCGCATGTCGGCCAATGCCTTCGCACGGGCCTGAACCTTCAAAGCGTGGGGGCGAGTGACCTTACCGCCGAACGTTTCCGCGACCCTCGCATTCAAATCAGGACGAAGCTTCACATACCCCATGTTTCAGCCCCCTTCGATGGAACGGGCGGAACGATACGGTTATGAGCCAACTCAGCCGCATACACGCGGCGAGCCGGAAACTCGTAATGCCTAGCCATATCGGACGAATGAGGAAGAAAAACCGGCGAACCGTCAACCTCATAGCAGGAGCCGTCGAACCAGAACCGTGAATAGAAGTCCCCATGCCATTCCGGTGCGAGAACCTTCACCTGATTCATCTCACGATTACCGCCAAACTTCTGCGGGGTCGTATCCTGCGCCCAATTCTCACTCATGACGCTGTTCTTCTGAGTGCGTCCGACCACGCAACAGTAAACCTCGTGAACATCCGCAGTATACGAGACTCCGTCACTGGTGATGGACGGCACGAAACCACCCGCACGAACCACATTGGAAACCGTGGCTGGGTCAAGAACCCTACCATCCGCATCCAAATACTTCGGAACGGTCGTGCTCCCATGACACGTCACCCACGGGGTCATACCCTCATAGACGATCACGTCACGGTGAAGCAGATCATCAGAAACCTGCCCTCTGACCTCGTCAAACCCGTCGAACAGATGACCGCCGCCTATTTCGTCGGCATCGACACCATCGAAGAGATGCCCCGTGTCAAGCGTTTCGCCCTCCATCAAAGCCCCCAGATTCTGTTGACGCCGACGAACACCGTTCCTATTGGACCGTTCCCCTCCTCGTAACCGAGAAGCAGCTGCTTTTCGCGTTTGCTCACGTACAGGTTCGGGGAAGCGTCATAGGATGGCGGATTGTCCTGCGGACTGCGGTTCTCATACGTGTAGGAGCCGTTCGTCTCCGACTTCAGATCGGTCCATCGCATCACGCGAATGACCATCTGGCAGACGACATAGGCGAACGTCTCCTCATCCAGATGGCCGTTGTTCAGGCGCGGCTCCACGTTCGGACTGCATGCCAGCGCCATGTTCGCAGCGACACGGCACTTGTGGATAACCCACTCGTTCGAATACCGGTCGGCGAGACGCCTGTCATCGACCAACTCCAACTGCATGTACTTCTTCCAGTCGATACCGGACGCGATGCTGCTGGACACGGGAACCTCCTACAGGCTACAGAACCTTCGCCTTGAAGGTCGATACGGCATCCTGCAACACCGGCAACGCGGTGCCGTTCACCCACAGGTCATAGTTGGCCGGAGCGTAATGGTGCATCATGTACGCGACGAGACCCTTGTTGACATTCTTGCCCAACTCGAACTCCGCATCCTGGCCTTCCGCAGTCGGACCGTCCGCGGTGAAACCAAGAGAATCGTCGTTGTAGGACGGGAACAGGATGAACGTGGAATCCGGGATAAGCGTGTTGGTGTCCACGTTCATCTCGAAGTTGTTGTCCAACGACAGGGACTCGTACAGTTCATCGATGTAGCGGATGTCGGTCAGCTGGAACTTCTCACGAAGGATGTTCTCGACATCGGTGCGGAACAGGCGGACCGGTGAATGCTCCAGATCCACCTTCGAGAACGCGGTACGCATCTGCTCGTTGGCGGTCAACGCATCAATGACCGCCGAGGTGGTCAGCACCGCGTGCGGAGCGCGTCCATGTGCGGTACGCACGAGCTTGACCCACTTCTTCAGGTCGGCGAACACGTCCGCCTTCGGATCACTCCACTTGACAGTCGGAACGACATCCTGCTGCTTGGTTGGACGGCCGAACGAATAGGTGACGAGTTCGCTTGCGCGATCATCACCCTCCTTGATTTTGATGGTCGCGTCCATCATCGCCTGAATGCGTTCAAGCTCCAAAGTGACTGCGGCTTCGCGGCCCATCTGCTCAAACAGCTTCTCAGCCTTGTCATGCACGTAGTCGGTGGCGCTCTTCTGCTTGGAAGCCTTCGCCACCTCTCGTTCCGTGATGTGCCCCATGCCGGACAATGGGAGCAGCCCGGTGTGCTTCTCGGCGGAAACCTCGGTGCTTTTGACGTGCGGAACCTCGGCATCCAAGGCACGACGCTGCATGGCGCGTGTCTTGACGACCGGAAGGTTCGGAGTCCATGTGACAGTCCAGTCGCCCTCGTTGGACTTCATCGGGAACATCTGCGCGAACGGCAGCAGGCCGTTCACGAAATCGAAACCTGCCTGAGCGATCTCGGTGGCCTCGCTCGGCGGAATGATGGTCTTATCCAGTGCCATCGAATCTCCTTACATATAAGAAAACCCGCCACGATGGGCGGGTTTTTAGAATGTTTCTTAGGTAACGCGCGTCAGGCGAAGATGCCGGCGCTCTTAAGGGCCGTCTTCAAAGCGGCAACGCTGTCTTCGGACGGAGCTGCGACCTTCTTCACGCCGCCGAGAGCATTGCTGGTTGCGGCCGGAAGGACATAGGATGCGGACGAACCGGACGCGCCACCGGCAAGACGGGTGACGGAATCGTTCTCAACGTCATACAAATCGCAGTCCCACACGGCGCCTTCCTCAGGCACGACCGGAAGCTTGGACTTCACGATGTCACCGCGATACGTCATACCAACGGCAGGATCGCCAACATCCCAGCCGGCCAGCGTGATATTCACGGCCACTTCGGACTCCAACAATCCAGCGATAGCGGTCTGACGACCATCGGTGGCCGTCTTGTCATAAGGGCCATACATGCCCTTGTTGCTGCCGCTGGTGATCTTCGCCAGCGGGATGCCGCCTCGGATGTACACGGTGGTGGCCTTCGGGCCAACACCTGTCAGATACTTGTTGTCAGTGGTCTTGAACAGTTCCGGGACGATGACAACGGAAACGGAATCGTTGCTGTTCTTCTCTCCATAACGCCAAGAATCGTCAACCTCGTGGATTACAACACCGGACGTTTTAACCATTTCAATAGTCAAGGTTCAACTCCTTAAATCTTGTTGGCTAGTTCTTCTTGCGTCGGGCGTTCCTCTGGCGTTCCATATGACGCCGGTAGGCATCGCCCTTTGCGGCCTTCGGATTGACTGAGCCCTGCGGATACTCGGCCAGAGTGGATACCCTGCGTGCCAAGGCGTCCTCGCGAACGTCACGCTTCACCGGCTCGATGCCGAGCGGGTTCAGTTTCGCGTACTTATCCGCCCACTCCTGAATCTTCTCCGGTTCCGTTTCGGAACACAGTGAAAGCGCATCGTCGTTGATCTGCGGATACTGCATCCGCACCTTGAGCCGCGCGTTCTCGGTACGAAGCGAATCGCGTTCCGTCTCCGCGTGTTCCGCGCGTTTGAGGTTCGCTTTCGCATTGTCCTCGTTCTTACGGCTCATGGCCTTCCATTTGGCCGCATCGTCCGGTTCGGAGGACTTGTCCTCGCCGGAATCCTCCGGTTTGACGGTCTTCGTATCCGGTTCGACGCTCTGGGTGTTCGGCTCCTGAGCGGACTCCGCACCCGTTTCGGGTTCACTGTTCTGCTGCTCCGTTTCGGGCGCAGTCTTCTTTTCCTCAGGGTCAGCCACCCTTGATCTCCTTAATGAATCTAAGCGGCCAGCCCAAGCCAACCGCGTGAATAGGAAAGCATGGACCGCACATAATCCCATGCCTGTTTCACATGAACGCCCTTCCTGAACGTGTAGGAACGACCGTCATGGTGAAAGCTCAATGAATAGGCGGAACCGTTGAGAAGCTCCGAGTATTTGGCGTTGAACACCGTCGCACGCTCGTACATGCGTCGCATCTGCCGTTGCGTCATGATCGTGTCCGGCATACGCCATTCCGGCGCATCGTCATTCTGCTTCCAGTCGCTTCTGGTGAGAATGGGGCCAAGTTCCGAATCGTTGCGCACGCTCACCCTCAACTGCGTGAGGTTCCGCGCCGATGTGCCACTGCCACCACCGCCAGCCATGGAAGCGGCGTCGTATATCTTCTGCAAGTCATCCGAGTTCAATTGCAGACCGGGGTCAATGTTGTCCCTGATCGGCGCGACGGTGCACTTGCACCTGTTGTGTAGGGGCATCAGGTCGGAGCGGGAGAACACGTTGGTGGCAGCGACCACACACAGGCCGCATGCGCCCGTCTTGGATAGTTCGGGATGTATGACCCTGCGGAACCTTTTTATGCCCGAAGCCTTGAAATACTCCTCGCTCGCACGGTTCTGGGCGGCAACGCCATCGGTGAGAGCATTGTCGGTCAACTGTCGTTCCGCAGCATCCAGCCATGATTGGACGGTCTCGTACACGGCATCGTTCAAATCATCCCAACCGTGCGGGCGAATGTCCGGCGTTTTCACCGCGAGGCTCCTGTATGCGTCGGCTGGACGCGCCGACACCTTCCACGGGTCGGTATTATCCCTGACCACCACATATTCGGGAACCTGCGCCGTCCTGCCCGTCACTCCGACCATGCCGAGCATGGTGTTCGCATACGATATGCCAAGACGGCGCATCTGCTTCACGAACGCGATCTGCTGTTGCGTGATGTAAGCCGAAACGCCCTGAGTGACGGCATCATTCCAGAAATCGGCGGGGGTGAGCGACTGCCACATGCGCCACGCCCTGCTCACATACTCGTTGACAAGGGCGTTGCGCTGCGCTTCCAAAGCCTCAGAGACTGTCTGGAACGTCGCCATCATCCACCGCCGTATCTCCGGTCAGGCCATCGGAATCATCCAAGTAGGATGCGCCCATAGCATCATCGACCGTCTTGGAGGAATCAGCAAGGGAGGACTGCTGTTGTGCCAACGCCGTGCTGAAACTCGTATCCTGAGCGTCCTGCACCATCTCCGCGATCTCAGTCTCGGTCATGTGCAGGTAACGTCTCGCGGCGGTCTTCAACGGAAGCCGCCCCGCGACATTGGCGAACGCCTGAGTCTGTTCAAGTTCGGAAGGAAGCTCCACCGGCTCCCACGTCGTCTCGAACCTCTCCTCATAGGCTTCGCTCCCACCATCCGCAGTGAGCGCCATCTTCAACAGGAGAACAAACGCATCATTCGCACGCATGTTCATATCCTGAACCTTCAGGCGCAGCATTCGCGTGGTCAGCTTCGCACCCTCGGCGCTGCCTGCAACGTCGGGAGAAAGAATCGACAACGGAGTGCCGGTAGCGCCGGCAAGCTGCTTGATGTCCTGCGAGGCGGCAGTGAGAATCGGCGTGATATCGGTAGTGCCGGACTCCCCCACCGTCGCGCCCTTCGGCATGAGCCACAACGCCGCAGGCCCCATCTGGAACAGCGTGGAATAATCGACCTTCTGACCGGCCTGCGCATCACCATATTTGACAGCCGGATCGGACTCCTTGTAATACTCGGGAAGATCACCGCTGATCCAGCGTTGTTTGAACGCCTGCATCTCCTGGATGCAGAACCTCTGATAACGTTGCTGGTCGATGGCTCCAAGCGTCCTCAGCGACGATTCGAACCATCCCTTGCCGGTTGGCGTCTGGTAGCGGACTATCGGAAGGCAACCGCATTTGACGGCGAAGTCCCAATCGTCGTTGACGCCGCCATCCCACTCGAACTGTGCCTTGAACCGCGGGCGTTTCGCGGTATCGTCGTTGGCAAGCGAGTACACGCTATCCTCGTCATCAACGGAATCGGAATACAGGGTGCGAGACTCCACCTCCTGCTTGGCGGTACGCGAATAAACCCGCTGCACCACGCCGTCGTCATCACGAATGAGACGGTACAACGTCAGATACTCGATGCCCGCGTCCTCGTCGAACCCGTATACGACCGCGGAATCCTTATCATCGGACAGGCAAGTCGTCCACGGGCTGAGCCGCGAAATGTAGGACGGGTTCGCCTTCGGCCACACCTGCGCATACGAGCACCCATAGATCGCCGCATCCATGAACATGTTCAACGCGCGAACGTTCATGCCGCTACTGTTCCACATGTCATCCGCGTCGGTGCTACGCATCGTCTTGTCGGACACGAGCCTGAAACCTGTCGGATGCTGCGAGGTTATCACCGCATTGGCGATGGTGGAGGCAAGGTTCATGGGGCACATGTCCACGAAACGCTTGTACACGCTCGTGGACGTGACATCCATGTTTTTTGGCACGCTCTTGGTCGGAATGGTCTCACGACCGTCATAGAACGTCTTCAACGTGCATAACTGCGGGTTTCGGTTCTGTAGGCGCGTGGTGAGACGGGTCAATATCAGACCGTCGCCGCCCGGCTCTTCATCGCCCGGTACAAGGCTGTTGACCTTGGTTGCCATTCAAACACACCTCAATTCGCTCTTTGCAGCCTCTTGTAGGCCGGACCTCGAAGCGTCGCACCGGAAGCGTCGGAGACACGCTCCACGGTGGTACGAGCCTTCTCCTCTTCCTTCAACTGGCTCAGATACTTGCTTCGCGCCGCATACGCGAGGATTCCAGCGATGCACGCATCTATCTTCTTCGGAGACTTCGGAGTCTCCTTGTAGATCGCGTAACCATACGCATTATCTCTGCGCCGCGCGTTCCTGAAATGCCCTATAAGCCTTGGATCGGCCAACAGTCTGATGCTCTCAGGATTCGGCTTGCCATCCACCACAGGCTCGGGATCATACTCGAATCCGGTATGCGCGTTCTGCGTGGCGTGATACATGTCAACACCCCAATTGTTCGTCCAGAACTTCATGATCGAAGACTGGCCTCGGGCATACACCTTCATGTCACGCCCGTATTCGGACTCCCAAGCGCCGATCATCGACTCGAAGAAATGCGGGTCCGCAAACACGCCGATCACGTTATACCCGTCAAGCATCCTGCGCATGGCCGCGTCGAACGCATCACGGTTCACACGCCAGTCAGGAAGCGGATTGTCAGGCTTCTGCTCCAACCTGACAATGAACAACAGGCCATCCGACACCCTGCATCCGACAATCGCCGTGGAATCGTTACGAATCGAACCATCGAAACCCAACGTGATCTCGTCATCCGGCTTGACCACCCGTTTCCACACGTCATCAAGGCCAATGTTCGCCTCGATGCAATCATCCACAAGCTGCTTGTATGCGACATGCGACTGAATGGCCGGTTCGGTAAGCCATGAATCCTCACTGGACGCGCGGGAGTTCAGATAATAGCGGATGGAATCGTTCACGTCCGAATCAGGCTGGTAGATCTGATTCATCAGGCCACGGATATTGACCCACCCGTTCATGGACGGCCCCGGCTCCACGCCATCATCCTTCAACGAGAAACCCTCGACCGTATACCCATCATCATCCACCGGTTCGATGCGACCATCCGGCAAAATCACGTAATCCTTGCCATCAGTCGAATGGGCTGCGGAACCATACGATTCATACAACGCGTGCTCAAGCTTCTTCTCATTCGAGAACTCCTCAAGAGGAAGCGTCGAATACCGATAGTCGAAATACAGGCCCTTATAATGCTTCGACCTGCCGGAAAGAATATCGTGCGCGATCTGCTCGACGGATTCCGCCACACTGTTCTCGCCAGGACGATAATACGTCGTCATCTCCAACAGCCACGGGTCAGCCTCAAGGGAACGTTTCGGCAGATTACGCTGGACCGTCTTGTACATGCTGATATGACGCGGCAGCTTGTACAAGTGAATCTCGTCGGCAAGAACGAACGTCTCCAAGCCGCCGTCCTTGGACGAATCACCTGAAGTGGACGGCACTATCTCCCCGCCCTCTGGAAGGGAGATACCGGTCTTCGTTACGACCATGCCCTCGCCCTGCAACTGGGACAAAGGCCCTTCCTTGCAGTTGTAGAGAATCGAGTCGAAGATGTTTCCCGTCTGATCCTCGCTCGTGGCAAGGCACAGAATCTCAGGACGCTGAACCGGACGGCCAACAGGCTCGCCCGGCAGATAGTAGTACCGCTGACCGAGGAACTCGTAGTATTCGCCAGCCACCGCCCAATGATCAAACCTGCAAGGCCCCAAAGCCTCGAACAAGCCGAACTCGCAGCCAAGACCGCTCTTATTGCAGCCTTTCGGACGCCACAGCGAACAACGGTCGAACCTACGCCGACCATTCTTGTCAAGCGCATACGCGTTCAACGCGAACTGTATATACTCCGGCGAATGAGTGACATGCTCACCAGTGGCGTCACCACGCCCGATAAGCACGAACGTCTCCGTCCACCAAAGGAACAACGCACCCAGACTCCGGCACCTGTCCTCATAGGACAGCTTTGGAATCATGACATGCATCAGCGGGCAGCTTCCAACTTCCTCCGCCACGCGTCGATATCCTGAATAACAGCATGATTCGAACCATCGGTGGCCGCATGGTCATTGCTTTCGGGAACATCGAACTTCAAAGCGCGCAACGAAGCCGGAGTCCAACCCAACTCGTCAAACAACTGACGCACGACCGGCATCAACGTCGCGTAACGTTTCGACCAGATCATCTCGTTGATAGTGGCAAAACCCAACTGCACAGCCATCCACGCGGGCGCAGTACGAAGCATCGAAGCGTTCGGACTCTTCCTGAACTCCTCATACCAATGCTCCACCAGAGGCGACCACTCGCCACCCTTCGGAAACATGAAACTCGCATCAGGCAGATCAGGCCCAAGCTTCCCATCGGGAACCTCAAGAATCTGATTGGACTGCTTCTTAGCCGCCATAGAAACCACCTCCGCACACCCATTCCGGGCATCAGCGCGAAAGCCGTTCCGGCATCACGCGCATTTGCGATGGACAAGAACACGGTTGCGCAGGCTGTTCTCTCCCCCCTGCTCCAAAGGCACCTTCCATACGCCAACCGGATAATCGCCACTCATAACATCAGCGGACCGGTCAAGCGCCAGCCCGCACCTAGGACACGTGTGAGAACACGAGTTCCACTCGTCATCGCGCGTCCAGAAAGACTTGGCAACGGGAACCGGCACATCGACGCGAGCATTAGCCCTCGGCTCCCACAACACCGACTTCAACGGATTCGGCTTGGAATCCAAGAGAACCGGAGACATGCGGCACTTCCGACTCCACGCCTTCCGACACCTATCGGAACACGTCTTCTTATCCCTGCGCTCAGTCTCAAAAAACCTCCCGCACTGGATACATGCACGACTCATACGCTTCTTACGAGCACCCATGCCACCACGACGCCACCGGTCATAATGCATCCTGCACATGCCGCGCGCATGAACATCACGCGAACAGCCATTAATGCAGCACTCACCATCATCTAATGGAACGCCGGATGCCTGTACCACTTCGCCTCAGCCCTCCTGCGACGGTTCTCACGACGCTGCTCAGCGGCCTCAAGCTCAGTCTTATAAGAATGATGCCAATCACACAACGCCCAAAGATTCTCCGGCGAATCATCATCACACACAGGATCACGCTTCTTATGATCCACCTGATTCGCATAGGCACCGCACAATCGCACACGCCCGTAATCATCCTCAACAGGCCACTGGCACCTATGCCCGTCACGATCCAATATCAAGGCGCGAACCCTAGGCCAATCAGGATTGAACCGGCCCTTACGCCCACCACGCCAAACCATACGAACCTCACAAAGAAAAACAGGGTTGGCCGGTGCTGAGCAGGAGAGCAAACCAAAAGGGAAACAACCCACAGCAGGAAAAGTTCTCAGAACAGCCAACCCAAGTGCTTCGGGAGGGAGTCGAACCCTCACGTCACAGGACAACGCATTCTTAGTGCGCCGCGTCTACCGTTCCGCCACCAAAGCAAAAGAAAAACAGGCAATCCCCACGCCACATCACCAAAAACCATGGGGATTGTCTGTCATCTAACCCAAACCGCCATAAGGAAATCCAATGGCAAAAAATGGCTTTTTACCGCCAGCCACGGCGAGCGGATGCTGAGGGAGTCGAACCCCCGGACCGTTCCCGGTCGCCACCTTAGCAAGGTGGTGCAATAAGCCACTCTGCCAAGCATCCAAAAGCAAGAGCCGCCGCAGCGACTCAGGAGACTGTTCCCGCAGACTAGGCGGGTCAGCTAAAACTAGAGCCGCCATAAGACGACTCCGAAGACCTTTCCCACAACATGTGAGTAGGCTGAGCACAGCATGTTGGACTCGAACCAACATCGACGGTTTTGGAGACCGCCATGCTACCAGTTGCACCAATGCCATATACCCGACTTAGTTAACGTCCAAGTCGGCAAGACATTCGGCATGATGGAATGGTTTTTACCACCAACGGCAAGGAACGTGTATGTATATATGCACCCGTTTGGCCGTGCCTCCCCTTCGGTCATCAACCGCCTGATTAAGGCAGGGAGCCTCTTATCCCCCACAAGTTCCGCGGGGATATTCGAGCAATACCATCGGTCACACAGGCAGCTACCCCCATGAAACCTAGAGCAAACCTCGGGAATCGAACCCGACAACCAAAAGACTGTGCCATCAGGATTGCAAAGCCAGCACGTCTAGACCGCACCAGCCAAAATCATCTAATGATGATTATACTCAACAAAACAGGTGCAACAACGGTTGCGCAACTTGATTTTGAAACGCCTGCAATCCATACGTAGAGCGAGACGAGAGGTTGCAGGCGTCACGTTTTGTGCGCGAACTTTTCAAAAACCCGCGCACTATTTCTGCTATTGTCCCACCGGCCCCAGCAGAAGGGCCGGGCGGGAGGCTCCCCCACGGGGGTGTTTGTTGCATGGTGCAGCGTTGGAACGTTTGTACGATTGTGTTTTGGTGTGTCGCGTGGTATCGCGGGCACGTTCCTTTGTATGCGATCGTGGCCGTGCATGTCGTGGCCACGTCGTGGCTGTGGCTGTGTCGCGTCCGTCGTGGCTGTGGCTGTGTCGCCCTGGGCGTCACACCCGCCGTGCCGTGCCGTGGCTGTGGCTGTGGTGTCCGTCGTCTTTTCGTCGCCGTCGTGTGGTTGCGACACGCCGACGAATGCTAGTGTTTGCAGTGGTTTATGTGGTGTCTATGTTGACTCAATTTGCACTACATACGTAGGACGTGTATAGTGAGAGCCATCAAGCAAACGACAACGAAGAGAAAGGAAAAATACAGCAGCGGATACGCAGACCGGGACGGCAACCCGGAAGCCCCGAAGAATCGGCGGCATAGACGTTTGACAACTGAAGAGTGAACGCGACAATGACGCGGCGGAATGCGACTAGGCATGATGCACCCTCACATTATGCAAGGCTGAACCGTCGTCGAGTCGCTAACGTGGCTCGGTATCCGGCATGGAATTGCCCCGAGCTGTCTGAGTGGTCTACGATGGCTTCTAATCCAAGTTAGGAGTAGGGCCATGGGATTGAAAGAATTGAGGATGAAACGTGGGTTGACGCAACGAGAGCTAGCCGAAAAGGTTGGCATGTCAGGCGGCAACATCTCAGATATCGAGAGCGGTAGGCGATCTGAGGCTAACTTAACCTTAGCCACTGCGATAAAGCTGTGTGACGCTTTGCGCGTTGCTAATCCGCGTAAGCTACTTGATTCTGATTCTGAAATTTCGGCGGATTCTAAGTGATCCGCCAGGGCGGGCGTAGTCTTTATGGCTATGCCCGCTCACGAATGAGTTGAGCCGGATAGCTGCAACTATCCGGCTCGATTGCTCAGTAATTATTAACCAACTAACTAACTGACTAACTAACTAAGCTCTCTTATTCTAGCAAGGGGGCTGGAATGGAGTATCTGAAATGCGTGATGAAAATACTTTTGCAACGGCATATCGTTCCGACTTGCGGGATGAAATTGTTGAAACCCTCAAGGATTATGCGGACGGCATTACGCCAACCAAGCAATGGTGCTGGGGACAGTATGACGACGTTGAACTTCCGGTTACTGGCAACGATAATGGTTCCTGGACGTGCAACGCTAGCAAGAGTTCCGAGAATATGCAGAACGTCATGTTCTCAGATGATTGGAGTGGGTTTATCGCTAGCGATTACGCGCATGACGCGCCCCTCGATAATCCTGAAGAACTTGAGGTTTTCTACCGCACTTGGCTGTTCTCCGAAGAGTTTGATAATGCGGTTTCCGAACTGTTTGCGGAGTGAGGTGCGGCATGTTGGCTTATGACAATCTCGTGCAATGGTGCAAGGATATGCGTTCGGCTCAGATTGCGCGGCGTAATCGTGCGTGGAATTTCCAGCACACCCATGGGATTGATCCGTGCGACGTTGCGTGGAATGCGGACGCTATCAGGTGGGTTGACGGCATGGTGTATGTGGTCAGCCGCAATGTCAAGCGCAACGGCGAACTGGGTGAGCGTTATACCGTGGTCACTGCTGAACAGTGGCTTGGTATGCACCGGGTTCCGGGTGACGAGTCGTGCGTGGCGCGGCTTGAATCCTATTGCGAGAGCGAGGCGTGAAATGAAGTTCGACAGCAGTATCTACAAAGAGATTACCTGGTTTAATGCGTCTGAGATTGTGGAACATGACACGTTCGACGGTATCGATTCCTACGAGCTGCTTCGCAATCTCGCCACGCTTGAGGCGGGGTACAGTCTTGACGGTGAGCTGGATGAAGAGGCCGACGATAGGGTGTGCGAGGCAGAGAGCAGCATTATCACCGTTGGCCGTTTTCAGTTCGATTCTCTGCTTGCCGAGGGGTTGGCTGAGTGGTTCGAGTGTAAGCGGTGCGAGCTTACTGGTTACGTGCGTTCCTGTTGGCTGAGTCGTGGTGGTGATGATTGGTATTTCTATTTCGTTACCGGCTGTGGCTATGACGTGATCAGCAATGATTTGCTTGGTTGCGCCGCTGATGGCGTGGCTAAAGGTACGTTCGTTGACTTCTTGAATGGTGGGGAACGCAAGTAGCCTCCCTATATTCCAGGCTTTCGGGCGTGAGCCTATCAATCACGCCCATCAATCACCCGATCACCGTTGATCATCAAAGAAAAGGACAAAACAAAATGGTTAGGCTTATTGACAACAGCAAGGCAGTGGAAATCTCTATCCGCGAGTGGAACGAGGAGAATCCGGGATACGGCCCCGACTGGTCGGCTGACTTCTTCGAGGTCGGAGGGCTGAAAACCGTCGATGTACCGGATCTCGCCTACATCGTGGAAGACGTCGATTACTGCATCGAACAGGCGAACGACATGGTGGCCGGTGAGGGAGACTTCGCAGAATACGGCCCGCAGCCGAATACGTTCGTGGATGTGACGGAACTCGACCGGAGCGCCTACCCAATCTGTGAAATTGATCTTTATCAGCTTTCCAGTGAGATCTACAATCACGGGTTGAATGTCAAGAATACGGAAATTGTATCCGGCATGTGCCCCGAGGACACTGTCAAGGTGGTTTTCATGGATGGTTCAGCATGCTGCGTGGGTATCGATCCTAATTTCCCTCTTTGCGTCAACTTCTCATATTATGCGGATGAAAGTTGTCGTTATGGTGAGCTTTCGACGGATTGCCATGATTTCGAGGGCGAGTTGGATTATCTCGCCGGCGTGAAGGACATTTGCGGCGGATTGCGCTAGTTGCGTCTGCTGGTTTCGATTGTTTATTTTCGGGGCGCGGCGGTGGTGCCGCGCCCTTTGTTTTCAACGTTTTTTCTTTTTAAGGGGTTTGAAATGTCTAATAAGGTTAACGGTTTGTGGGCCGTCAATTCCGATGGTGCTTTCATGTTTTTCAATTCCGTTGACAGTCCGAGCGTATGGCGTTTCGGCATGTCGGGTGAAGTTGAATCGTGGCGTATGGTTCCTGGTGTCATCAATGCTCAGGCGGTGCGTGGTGTTGCCGCCGTGTATCGTGCCGAGGGTGGCGTGTGGCTTGACCCTAACGGGGCGGATTATGCTCAGGCCGTTCGTGAGATCGGTGACGTGCCGTCAATCGTGGAACGTGGCGGATTGATTACGTCCGATGATTGTGGTGATTATACGGCTCACGGGTTGAGTCTTCCTGATGTTGACCGTGAGCGTGGCTGGGTGTTGTCGTGGGAGCATGGCGGCATGGTTGTGTCGCGTGACGTTTCGTTTCTGACTCCAATGGAGCAGGATCATCCTGAGATGTGTGAGACTTATGATGATCTGCCTGTTGTCGAACCGGTGGCACCTGTCGCACAGTCGGTTGAGGTTGTCGAACCGGAGCCGGTTACGGCTGAGATTCCCGAGATTCCGCCGCAGACTGAACCTCATGAGGTGGTTGCCACGTCCAGCGCGATCATAGTGCGCAAGGTGACTATTCCTGGCGGTAAGTCGGTCAAGGAACTAGCCGACGTGTTCGGCGGGTTCAAGCATAAGCCCCGTGGATTCCGTGATTCCATGGGCCGTCGCGTGGCGTATGTCGCGTTCGATGGTACGGGTGGTGTGATCGCGTATCGCGACTATTACACGCAAGGCGTTGATACACGGCTGGAAGAGCAGATTGCCGACTATCTCGCCAATCATAATCTCAAGCTTGCCGCATAAAAGAATTTGCCGCCACTGTTCTGAGCGGTGGCGGCGCCTTAATTACCTCTCAACAAAAATAATCAGGCAGACCACAGTTTACATGGTCTGCCGGAAAGAAGCAAACCATGCTCATGAATAAGGTTCGTAACGTTTTTCTCATTGCGGTGATTGTCGCAGCAGTTTGTGCTGGCGGTCGTTTGGAATCCGTGGATCAGGCCCGGGCGTTGGGTAGCGCGTCGGCTGAGACTGTTGAGTCTTGGGATTCGTGGCGTCGTGATAATCCCGGTTCCGTCGCTTCCGCGTTTTCCTGGGCGGATATTCCGGCTTGTTTTGTCGAGGATGGTTCCGTCGCGGTTGATGGGGGTTCCGCCTATCAGCATGTGTGCAAGTGGGATGCTTCGACGGCTGGTAATGGTGGCGGCACGTCGTATGTGCTTGTTGACGGTGTGAGTGTGATTCAGTGGCACGCCTGAACGCCTGAGCGAAAAAGTGTGCGGGGGTGCGGGTGAAGGCCGCTCCCCCGCTGCAATCAATCAGTTTGTGTGAGCAATTGCAAAGGAGATTCTATCATGGAAGTTTCTGATAATGTTTCGTTGCCGTCCGAGATTGTCGGCTATGTCGGTCGGATTGTCGGTCAATGGTGGGCGCGTTTCAATGATTGCGGCACGCCTGACATTGGTTCGGGCGGTTTGATTCCCGACATGCGGGATGATTTGATCGATGTGGTGCAGTATGAGCCGATGTGCGGCGGCTTGGATGATGACGCTATTCGTGAGTTCGCCGGATTGTTGGATTCGTCGTCTTTTGATCGCACGAACGTTTTGGAGCGTGCCCGGCAGGATTTTCGCTACGTGTCCGATGAAACCGAGTTGATTGCTTTCGGGTTGTGCGTATGCGTGTTCGATGCGATGTTTCCGCAGCATGTCGTGATGCGTTCGGTGAGCGGGGATGAAATGCTGCGTAAGGTTGCGTTCCCGGATGATAGGTGGTTTCGGCTTGCCATGTCGCGTACGGAGGCGGATCGTATGGATGCGTACCGCAGTGGGCTTGGGCATGTTCAGCTGGCTTACTCGCGCATGTTCGATGGGCTAGCGGGCATGTTCCGGCAGTGATCGGCGGTTACGCGCCGTTTTCAAACACCAAACGTCTCAAGAAACTACCATTTTTTGCATTTTTCTACCGAAATCGAGGTTTTCTCATGCTGTTTTATGAGTTTTGCAAGTTCGACCGATCTACGAACAGGGAGGTCTACCGCTATCGTGGCACGTTTTGGCTGCATTGGATGTGGCTTAAGGCTTTTGTCAGGCGTGACAAGTCGGCACGGTTTGGTTATCGTGCGTGGCTTTACGTGCAAGTGTCGTCCGGGGATTTGATTACGCGCGATATGTTGTCGTGGCGTGACGAGATCGAGGTATGATATGGCGCGCGGCAAAAACAGGCGACTTCGCCTCATCCCATCCCACCTGCCGCTCATCCGCGACAAGCTCGCCGACTTCGCCCAATACAGGCTTGGGGAACTCGGCTCGCAAACTCAATACGAGGCCATGATGGCCAACGCCTGGAGCATGACCGATCAGATCAGAACCGCGCAATTGTGGTGGGTCAGCCGAGATATGACGCGTCTGGCCGAGGACACCGTGCAGGCCGGAGATTTTCCAGAACCCGATCCGCCGGCGCAATGCGGGATGATTTTTTTCGAGGGCGACGTGCGGCACATCTCATTCCGCCTCGATAACGACGGGTACGGCGAAACTCGCGTAGCCGCGATCCTATGGCAGGATGTGGGGCGCGAGAGCGTCAAGATATCGGTGTTCACCGACAATCCCGTGGGGATCAGGGAGATGCACGCCGATTTATTCGGCCTCCCCGTCGTCGGGCTCGCTCCCTCCGTCGTCCGCGAGGGCGACGGAAGCTTCCAGTGGGTCTGCGGCCTGCTGCGCGCGGTGTGGGCGTTGAGCGCGGAACCGCATATCTGCGAGGCAAAACCGGCGAAACCCGATATGGCGCATCCGCTGCCGCAGCGTTTCGACCCGGAAATACGCAAGGTCAAGATGCTGGTGCTGCGCGAGAATCTGCATCGTCCGGGCGGAAGCGCCGATGATGACGAGCGGGTGCGACGTGAGTATTCGCATCGTTTCATCGTGCGCGGCTTCTGGCGTGATCAGGCGTATGGGCCGAATCATTCGCTCCGCCGACGCCAGTGGATACCGCCATTCGTCAAAGGTCCGTCCGACAAGCCTTTGATTTGCAAGGAGACGGTGCGCATATGGAGACGTTGACCGACATGATCGCCGGTTTTCTCGCTGGCCTGACGCCGGGCACAAGGGCGCAGTATCGGAGCGTCGTATCGCGATGGCTCCGCTGGTGTTCGGATAACGGCATCGACATGCTGCGGGCGAAGCGCACCCATATCGAGGTGTTCGCCGCCTATGACGACGGCATGCGGCCAGCAGCGAAAAACACGGTGTGCAAGAATCTGAGCATCGTATGCGGCCTCTACCGCTACCTCTGCGAGGAGGGGTATATCGACTGCGATCCGGGCGAGCATGTGCGCAGGCCGAAACTGTACGGTCATTCGGATGGCACGTACCTCACCCGCGAGCAGGCTAGGCTTTTTCTGGCTGAAGCGCGTGGTATGGATGCGCGGACGGATGCCCTGTGCAGTCTGCTGCTGTTGACCGGTGCGAGGGTCGGTGAGGCGCTTGGGTTGGATGTCGAGGATTGTCATCTGAATGACGGGCGTCCGTGGGTGCGGTTCGACCGCAAGGGCGACTGGTCTCAGCGTGTGGCCATTCCCTCCGATGCGGCCGAGGCTCTCGCACGACTCGTTGGCGGGCGTAGGCGTGGTGCGGTGTTCCGTGAGGATTCCGGCGCGCGTCTGCGGCAGCAGACCGCCGTGGGCATCGTATCGTCCGTGGCATTGCGTGTGGGCGTGCCTGGAATCTCGCCGCACTCGCTGCGGAGGACGTTCTGCACGCTCTCCCGTGACGCTGGCGTGCCGGACAGGGACATCATGGCCGCAGGCGGGTGGAACAGTCCGCAGATGCTCGACTATTACGATATGGCGCGCCGTGGTCTGGACGGCAGAGCTGGCGATGGATTGCAGAGATTCTTGAATGATGGATGATTTGAAGTCCAAAGGAGCTGTTGACCGAAAAAATAGTGGGGGCGGTTTTTGTGAATCCGCCCCCATTCATGTGCCATTGTAGATCACTCAGCTACGCTTAACGCAGTGTGTAGACAATTGTCCACCAATTCGGCTTCGTTGACCGGCTCGAAACACCATGCGTCCAATCCGACGTTGATCTCATTGTGATGCCTGCCGAACTCAAGCGGGTCATGCGCGTGCGTATGACCATGCAGGAGCAGCGTGTTGTTCATGCGCGGTAGCGCGTATTCGGCCAATTCCGGCGCGTTCCAATTGGTTGAGACTGCGCCTAGGGGTTTGCTTTGCGTGAAGTCCTCACGCCATTGGAAGTGGCTTAAAAATACCGTGTGTGGATTGTTGCCCCACCCGTCTCTGATTTCGGTGATGCCGACTCTTCCGACTTCCCCGAACACGCTTGCCAACTTTTCCAGCGTGCGGGTGGAGCTGTGCAGTTCGTGGTTGCCGAGAATCAGATGCCTGTTCTTGCGTGGTACATGCAGGTTTTGGATGCGCATTATCGCTTGGTCTACGCTCCACGTACCACCGGAACTGATGTCTCCGAGGATGTAGAGTTCGTCTTCCTCGCCAACATACGTGTTGATGCTTCTGATGATGTCGGCATCATGCTTCCGCCAGTCAACACAGTTCTTGAGCGGCTTATGCTCATGTTCGGCTTGTTGTTTGATTGATTCGTCGCGAGCGTATCCGGGTAGCGCGTAACCGCGTAGCGCGGCCACGAAAGGATGAGCGAAATGCAGGTCGCTGGTGAACCATTTCATGCGTCCGGCTTCCTCGTATCGTCGTGTTGCATATCCCACTTGTCCAATGCTTCTAAAATGTTCGGCAGTCCAAAGTCGTAGTATTGGCTGTAACGTTCGCCGTTTTTCGTCTCGAATGCGATGGTCAGCATTTCGGGGTCATCGCCACAGGTTTCGCAGACTGCTTCGCAGAATGGTAAATAATCGTAGCCGACTACTCGTACCGGCTGATCGTCGCTTCCGTCGAACAGTTCCGGTGATTCGACTTGCAACACGCGCATCAGCAGTTCGTTCGTTGATTTTCCAGTGGTGTTTTCCGTCATACTCCCCTACTTTCCGTTGACTTCGATTACCAGTTCCGTGTCACCATGAACGGTCGCCTTGATATCGTCATTGAGCTGATTCGACAGGTGCATGATGATGTCGGTGACAGTTTCGTAATTCACTTTCGGGGCAATGGTGATGTTCCCATTGCCGTTGGGCACGGCTTCGATATCGTTGTTGTACACCGGCATGGAGTATTGCGTCGCTCTTAACTCCTTGAGTTTTCCTGACATGACGATTTCGCAATTGTCTAAAATGATTATCTTCTCGCCTAAGTGCGTGGCGTTCAGATGGTCTGCTGTGATTGTCTCGCTCATTCCGCGTGGCCTTCTAGTTCTCGTTGGTAATTCTTTTGAAGGATGTTTCCGGGAGTGGGAATGTGGTGCCGTGGCTGTTCGTGATCTGCTGTAATTCCTTGAACTCTTCGACCGACATGGTGACGCTTATGTTAGTGCAATCATCGGTTATCCTGACGTATTTGCGCGGTATTGTAATCAGTTCGTAGTTTTCGCCACGGCATTCGTCATACGTATCGATGATTTGCAGGGTCACGCTATTCATGACGTTCGCCCATGTGGTTATCAGTCGTGCGGGTTTTGGCGGACGCTCTTCCTTGTCGGTGCTTTGATAATGGAATCCAAGTTTTATCAGCTTGTTTGCCAGTTCGTCTGTTTCCTTGGTGAAGTCGAGTACTTTCATTGTGCCTCCTTGGTGATGTCGTCCTGCGTCGTGTCGTCGCCGCTCATTCCGCGTAGCCTCCTATGTATTTCCAGCAGTTCGCGTCCACGATGAATTCACTGATCGGGAAAACATCGAAGCCTTCACGGTCGAGTTCATCCCAGCGATGTTCCGCCTGCTCGAATGTGGAATAGACGCCCATTATGCTCACGTACTCGCCGTATTGGTCAGCCAGTCTCCTGCTCATGGTGAAATACGGATACCACCTATCTACCGGTTTGAGCGTGTAATCCCTGTATTCGTCCCTGTCCATAACGTTCGCAGTGACGACGTAGACTCTCATGATTGATCCTGTCTTGGGTTGTCGAATATCTGTTTGGCGAGTGTTCTTGTTGTCGGCTCAATTGCCGGTGCTGCCAAATCCTTTATCGCCTCGTTCCGTGTCTTCCCGTAGTTGGCTTACCGGAATGATTTTCACGTGTGCGACGGGCGTTATGACAAGCTGCGCTATGCGCTGTCCCGCTGTGATTTCCACGGCTCTTTCACTGGTGTTGTGCAGGATCACGCATAGTTCGCCGCGATAGTTGCTGTCGATGATTCCAGGCGCGTTCAGCACGGTCAAGCCCTGTTTCAGCGCGAGGCCGCTTCGTGGACATACGAGGCCAACGTGATTGTAAGGGATTGCCGCGTATACGCCCGTATGCACGAGCGCGTGTCCGTTGGCGGGGATGATGGTGTCCTCGCATGATTTCAGGTCGGCTCCGGCGTCGTGGGGATGCTGGTATGCGATGTTGTCGGTGTTGCCGGTGATTTGTATGATCTCGCTCATTTTTTGCCTTTCTTTCAGAGGATGTTGTTTGCCGTTGGCGTGAGGAATGTGAGCGTGTGCAGGGTGCGTTCTGGCGTGTTGTGGAATATGTTTGTGGTGGTGGCGCTCCGGTCTTGCCGGTCTTGAATGTTGGACACGTTTTCGTATGTGATCGTGCGGCCGCAGTCTTCGATGATGATTCTCGCCATTAGTTCGCTTTCTGGTTGGAGAGTAGCTGCCAAATGTTGTCGGTTGTCTGTCCGGCCTGTTGGAGGTGGAGCAGGAGCCTGTATACGTCTGCGATGCGGTATGTGGGGTGGCCGTGGTTTCCGCCTGCTGGTTCCAGTTGGCCGCGATGCACCCAGCTTTTGAACGTGTTCGCGTTGACGATCTGTCCGGTGGATTGTGCGAGGAGGTTGATGATCTGGCGCATGGTGCCCGTGTAGTCTGATTCGAGTATTTTCTGGTTCATGAGGTTCCTGAGATAGTTGGTGTTCCACGTGTTTTTGCATCCGCGGCATTTGACTGTGGCTGCGGTTTCGTCGGCTGTCAGTGGCGTGTTGCAGTCGGTGTTGGGGCATGTGCCGAGGTTGACGGCGTGTCCTTGGTTGAGGATGCGTGAGCATTCCTTGACGAGGATGCGTATTTGTTCCGCGTATACGGGTGTTGCCGTGGAGAGCAGGTAGTGGGTGTGTCCTGTTTTCGTGTCGAGGATTCGTTTTGCGAGGTCGGCCAGTGGTGTGATGTGCATCCATTGGATGCCTAGGCATGTGGCGAACGCTTGGAGTGTGGGCTGCACGCCGTCCAGTCCGTGTTCGTCACGCTCGTATAGGAGATCGTAGATGGTTTCGCGTAGTGGCGGGGTTGCGGAGTATCCGCTTCCGCCGTTGCCGTTCATGTCCCTGTTTTTGTTGATGCGGTTGAGTTTCCCGTTTTCCAATGATGGCAGGTGTGTTGCCAGCCATGTTAGGTTGTTGGTGAGGCGGGTTTCGCAGTTGGCGCATAGTTGGCGTTCGGGGTTTCGCTCACGCCAGCATGAGCGGGTTTTGCATTCCGGCAATCGCTTTTGGCCTTCCGTTGGGTATGGTTTTCCTAGGCCAGTGCCTTTGTGGCGTGCGATTGAACCGGCTTAGATATTCTACCATGCACCTTTGAACGCAACCTAGCTGAGTCGTTGGGCTAGTTCGTTGTCCAACAATCCGATAATGGTGAACGCGCTGGAATGCGTGTCGGTCACGCTTTCGGAGTACGCCGTGGCTGTTTCCCCAAGTGGCGTGGTTTCCACTATCAGCACCCATGGCGTGTAGTCTCCGACGATGTCGCCGATTGCTTTTCTGAGGGCTGTTTTTTGCTGTTCGGTGAGTTCAGGTTCTTCCATTTTGGTCTTCCTTGTTGAGCTGGTTTGCCGTTTGCTGTGCTTCGACAATGTCTTGCACGTCGTCGCGTGATTCGATGCCGAGGCGTTTCAGCGTGTGTTCGCACGCCCATGTGTGCGTGTGTCGTTTCGAGGGTTGGATGCCGCTCATGTTGGCTCTGCGTTGGCACCAGCCTTTCCACAGGCGCATCCAGTCGTTGACGGTGTGTGTTTCGTCTTGGTGGCGGTCCGCGAATGCGAGCCATGCGGATTCGAGGTCGAGATTCGGATATTCCACAGCTAGCGTCTTGTCTGTTTCGCAGCACTCCCGCGACTCACTGAAATCCTTCACGCTTTCTTTGGAGAAAGAAGAAGAATATTCTTCTTTCTCTTTCTTTTGGGTTCTGGTGTTCTGGTGTTCTGGTGTTTGTCCCGATGTCACACGCATGTCACGCTGTGACACTGCTGTGACAGTGCTGTGACATCGGGATTTGCTTTTGCGTTCCTTGGCGTCGGCGCGGGCGTGCAATACCTGCTCTTTGGTGCGATTGTGGGCGGTGTAGTCGTGGATCAGCCAGCCTTCTTCGACCTCTTCGAGCATTCCCTCGTCCACGAGCGCCTGCACTTGTTCCGGTGTCGCTCCGATGTTGGAGAGCATGGCGCGACGTGGGATGAAACCGTCCGTGAGCCTGTCCCCGCACAACGAGAGGGCCATGCAGTACACGCCAACGGAATCGGCGCGGCCCCTGCGCACGAGGTCACGTATCTTGTCGTTGTCGTAGAAGCCGTTCACGAGCTGCACGTAGCCGCGTCTAGCCATCGCCTAATCTCCTCTTGTGATTCCGTCGTGGTCCATCAAATCCAAAGCTTTTTCGAGTTCCGCCAAGCTTGGTGGTGGCCAAGGAAGAATTCCAACATCTTCCATCACATGCTCCCGAATTCGCAATAGAAGGGGTCTGTGATCAGCGGCTGGTTTTCGCCCGGCTGGTATCCGCAATACGGGCATGTCACGTAATAGGTGGCGACTTGGTGACCGCAATGCATACATGTGATCCGTTCGACGTGCGTGCTCATGATTGTTTCTCCTTGACTAGCTTGCAGTTGTGTGGCGCTGGTGAGATTCTGCTGGTCTGACATGCGTATGATTGGCCGTCATTACGGACGATGATGGTGTCCGCCGTCATTTCCGCCCAGCAGATATAGCCGATGAATGCGATGAATATGACGAAGAACATTACCGCGACGGCGACGGCGACGGTTTCAGTCCTGTCTTCGACGCTCATTCGTTTACCGCCTTCCGTGCGATTTCGAGCATTTCCCGAGCGTCCCTGATGTAATTGGCTCGCATCTCCGGCTCGGCCAGAGTCCAGAAGCAGTCCTCACTGGGCATGACGTCTTCCCAGGCTGGCGCCATGTCCAACCACAGCAGTTTTTTCACCACGGCCTCAATCTCAACGGCGGTTGGTGGAGCAGAACGTCCGGCCATGTACGCTGTACCGGCAAGCTCCCGAACCGTCTGGAAAGTCAAATCATCATCCATACCACGCTCGTAAGCGTTGGCCTCGTCAAGCATGATGCTCAATTAGTCCTCTTTCCGTTAGCTTTGACCATGGCCCACAGGATTTCACTTGCCGGACGCCTCCGGTATGACAGGTCGTGGTTGGACTGCACATGTCCGAGAATCAGTTTCGAGCCGGTCGAATCCGGTGTCAGAATCGCGTTCACACGCTCCGGCACCATCTTCTGCCATACGATCTCGTCGCACAGCTCCTTCGTGCAGAC